ACCTTGCCTACATGACTGAGCGTGAGCAAATGATTCAGTCAGGTGATTACGACACAGGCAACTGGTCAGAATATACGGGCTTGTCAGAAGAAGACGAACTTATTTTAGACCCTGACTTTGACCTATCAGTTCCAGAAACCGACAGTGGTAACTACAGCGCTCAACTAGAATCTAAAAAACTATCTAGCCAACAAGCGGCTTACAACAACTGGATTAACTCTGACGCTAACAAAGCACTGCTAGAAAAGTACGGTGTTGCTCCTGTTGTATACAGCAACTCCGGCGATAAGTTTGCATGGAACGGTTCCGCCTATGTAAAGACCCAAAACGAAGATCACGCTGGTTTTGCTGATTACGTAAAAATGGCAATGATTACTGCCGTTGGCATTATGTCGGGTGGTGCATTGGCTCCGGCATTGTCAGGTGGTGCGGCGGCAGGAACGGCGGCTTCAATAGGTGGGCAAATAGGCGCATCTGTTTTAAGTAATGCTATTACGCAAGCTATTACTACTGGCTCTATTGATTTTGATCAGCTTCTTCAAACTGCGGCTACTGCTGGATTATCTTCGGCAATAAGTCAAATTATTGGCCCTGAAATTACAAAAGCTTTAAATGGTGTTGATCTTTCAAAAGTAACAGGCATTGAGGAAGTAGATAACGTTCTAAATGCAATGGGTCAAACAGCTATTCGCCAAGCGGTATTTGATGGCGAGTTGGACATGGATCAGATTGTTTCGTCTGGTTTGTTTGCTACTGCATCAGAGTTTTTCCAGTGGTTAGCGCCAGCTTCTAACTCAGAAGAAAACAAGAAAAAACTTGCAGAGTGGAATAGCAAAACAACAGCAGAGCAACGCAAAAAGCTTGCTGAAGCTTTTGAAAGAGAGTTTGGCAATGATTTAAATACCGCTTTAGCTGAACAACAAAATGAAGCAATGCGTAATCAGCTTCAAAATTTAGCAGAAAGTCTTCAGCCTATTTATGAAGAAGCTTATGCAGTATCGCCCGAACCAACTGGCCCTTCTATTGAAGATGTTATGGCTAGTTCTGTTGACGATGCAGACTCAGAACTTGCAGACACTACAGCTGACTTAACTGCTGATACAACTGCTCAGACTGAGCCTATGGCGGAAATAACAGATCCTTTTGCGGATAGGGTTTCTGAAAATGGCTTGGTATATGCAAGCGATGAAAACGGAAATATGCGGCTTGTTGGCATTGATCCATCAAGTAGCCCACAAGATCTTCTTGCAGGAATTAAAGAATTAGCTGAAGGAGATATTTACGGCTATCAGTTTGCTGATGGAAGAAATGTTATATCTCTTAATGAAGACATGATAACTGCCTTGGTTAACCAAGCGGGAGGTGCTTCTAAGTTAGCCGCTTATTTAGAAGATGCGGGCATTTACGTAGTATTTGATTCTCGCTCTAACAACCTAGTTGCTTTAATGGGAGAAGGAGTTACAGGCGGTCTTCATACAAATGTAAATGCAGACTCTTATTTAGATCCTAAATGGTCGCCTCCTTCAATTAATGAGCGTCCAGTTCCGCCTCCAGAGCCTCCTACTCCAGAAGCTCTTCAAGACTTAGAAAGTATAAGTTTAGAAGAGTTAAAAGAAAGCTCTGTAGCCGCAGAAACGCCAGACACTCCTCTTGATCTAGAAGTAGAAGTAGATCCATTTGAGTATGAGGTAGAGCCAGAGTTAACGCCTGAACCACCACCTGAGCCAGAACCTGTAGAACCCGTAGAGCAACAGGAACAAGATCAAACATCTGGAGATGCCGGAACTGCATCACCATCGCCAGACCCTACGCGTCAAGATCAGCCTAGTTTTGCACCGGCACCAACTCCGGCACCTCAGCCTGCGCCTCAACCTGCCCCGGCTCCTGCTCCGGCACCACAGCCCGCACCAGCTCCTGCGCCAGCTCCGTCACCGCAAGAAGAAGCGCCCATTACTACTGGAATGTTTCAGGAGTATTTTCCTCCAGAGCCAGCACCTGCACCAGCCCCGGCTCCTGCTCCGCCTCCAGCGGCACCTCCTGCGGCGGCCCCTGCGCCTGCACCAAGTGCATCAGCACCACCGCCTCCTGCGCCCGGAACAGCAACAGGCACAACGCCTGAAAGCTCAGCGCCAACAACAACAGGTGTTGGAACAGGAAGCGGCGCAGGTGTTCCTGCTGGAGATACGTATGAGCAAGGCAGTTTAATGGGCGATGCTCGTGCATTAATTGAGCAAGCATTATTACGTGGCGCTACGCCCGAATATCTGCAAGAAAACTTCCCGCAGTACAGCGACATCATTACTGAGGTAAGCAATCAACTAGGCACGGTACCAACTCAACAACCGTCAGTAACCTCTGAAGATGTAGAAGGCATTGTTAGCCGAGCAATAGAAGCAATTCCAGAAGGCATGACACCTGAGCAAGTCAGTGGCGTTGTTAATGAAGCCATTGGAAATATTGAGTTTCCTGAAGGCATGACAGCTAGTGAAGTTAGCGGGATTGTTGACGAGGCTATTGCAAGCATTCAGTTCCCTGAAGGTTTAAGCACAGAAGACGTAAACAACATTGTTGAGAATGCAATTTTTGGTATTGACTTTCCAGAGTCGGCAACAATAGAAGATGTTAATCGCGCTATTGCTGGTGCTGGTTTTGCTACAGCAGGAGAAGTAGCAGCAGGCCAAGAACAAGCAACTGAAGAGCGTCGTGGCTTACAACAATCATTAATTAATGTACAAGGTGATGTAAACGCTTTAGATGAAAACACTAGACAACGTTTTGAAGAGTTTGGTGGCACTGTTAACGAGTTGTTTTCTGATGTAAACGTTGATATTGAAGCATTACAGGCTGGTCAGATTAGCCAAGCAGAAGCACAGCAGGCTTTCCAACAAAGCACTGAAGAACGGTTTGGTGAGTTAGGCAGTCAAGTAGGCGATCTAGGCACTCAGATTGGTGGTTTAGCGTCAGACGTTAGTGGCCTTGGTCGTGGTCTTGAAGGCCTTGGCGAAGGCGTTGCAGGCTTAGGTGCTGGTCTAGGTATGGGCTTGTTAGGTTTAGGGCAGCAACAACAGCAATTAGCTGCTCAGTTGGCTAGACCAGATCCTATACCATTTGACCCATTCTTAAAAGGTCTTAGTCCGTTTCAACCATTAACACCTATAGCGCTTACTCCACAAAAACAAACAAGTGCTTTGGATGAACTTAATCAATTTTTAGGTAGACAAAAGGGAATGCTCGTATGACATACCTTAACTTAGTTAACAACGTACTGCGCCGTCTTCGTGAAGAAGAAGTAGCGTCCGTACAAAGCAACACATATTCCAAAATGGTAGGTGACTTTGTTAACGACGCAAAGCGTATTGTAGAAGACTCTTGGGACTGGTCGGCACTAAGAACCACCCTAACGATTACTACTACTGACGACATTTTTAATTACGTACTTACTGGTAGTCAAAACAGAATCAAAGAACTAAACGTTATTAACGACACGTCTAATATAATTATGGAGTATAGACCTGCTAAGTACTTTGATGAACAGTATCTAGTAGAAGACCCAATCAAAGGCTCTCCAAAGTTCTTTACGTACAACGGTGTAGACAGTGACGGTGATACTCAGATTGATGTTTACCCAAAGCCTGACGGGGTGTACACACTTAGGTTTAACTGTGTGTTGCGTGGTGCTGACTTGTCTGCTGACGCTGACGACTTGTTAGTACCTGCTATGCCTGTAATGCACTTGGCTATTGCTTTCCTAGCTCGTGAACGTGGTGAGACAGGCGGTACTTCTGCTCCTGAGTACTTTAACATTGCTAACCAGTATTTGTCTGACGCTATTGCATTAGATGCTCAGAAGCACCCAGAAGAAGTAATCTTCTACGTACCGTGAGGTAGCTATGGCTCAACAATTACAAAGTATTAATCTTGTTGCACCAGCGTTTAAGGGAATCAACACAGAAGATTCTCCGCTGGCTCAAGACCCTTCGTTTGCTGACATTGCTGACAACGCAGTGATTGACAAGCGTGGTCGTATTGCGTCACGCAAAGGCTACAGTGTTATTACAACGGACAAGACTGAACTAGGCTCTGCAAAAATTAGAGCAATCAAAGAGTTTGAAGACAACGCTGGAAACACTACAGTATTTTCTGTAGGCAACAACAAGATACTTAGTGGCACTACTACGTTAGTTGATGAGACTCCCGGCGGAGTTAGCATTACTTCTGACAACTGGAAGATGGTTAATTTCAATGACAAGATTTACTTCTTTCAGCGTAGTAACGAACCATTAGTCTATGACGCCGTAGGAGGCTCTGTAGTAACTCTGAGCAGCGTTTCTGGTGCTGCTGGTGTTACCAGTGCCATGTATGGTAATGAGGTTCTAGCGGCTTATGGAAGGCTCTGGACTGCTGACATTAACAACGACAAGTCTACTGTGTATTGGTCTGATTTGTTAATAGGCCATGACTGGTCTGGTGGTACTAGCGGTTCTATTAACCTAGCTAAGGTATGGCCTGACGGCTACGACGAGATTGTAGCGTTGGCTGCACACAATGGGTTGTTAATTATCTTTGGTAAGCACAGCATAGTTGTGTACCAAGGTGCTGAAGCTCCGGCAACAATGTCACTTGCAGACACGGTAGCAGGAGTAGGTTGCGTCGATCGTGACACTGTGCAGTACACAGGTACAGATGTGTTGTTCTTGTCACATACTGGGCTTAAGAGCTTTGGCAGAACAATACAAGAAAAGTCAATGCCTATTACAAGTTTGTCAAGTACTATTTCTAAAGACATCATTGGTTTGTTACAAAATGAGACTGAGTTTTACCGCTCAGTATACAGTCCAGAAGAAGGTTTTTACCTGTTGACATTTACAGCTCAGGACACAACCTTCTGCTTTGACGTTAGAGGCACACTAGAAAATGGTGCTTACCGTGTTACACGTTGGCCCGGTACAGGCTTTTCAGCTTACGGTAGACAGAACGACGGTACGCTGTTGATTGGCAATGGTGACGGCATAGGTGAGTACAGTGGCTACAGAGACAATGGTGAAAAGTATCGTTTTAAATACTACAGCCCCGGCTTGACCTTTGGTGATCCATCAAGACTTAAGATACTTAAGAAGCTACGACCTACGATTGTTGGTGCTAACAGTGCAATTATGTTTCTTAAGTGGGCATATGACTTTGGTACGTTCTTCCAAACTTCAGAGTTTACTGTTGGTAATCAGGTAACAGGTTACTACAACGAAGATGAGTACAACGAGACAGCAGAGTTTACAGGTGGTGATCTTACGTCACGCCGTGGCATAAACACTACCGGAGGCGGTGGAGTTATAACAATTG